GTCGCCAGAGTCCCGGTTTTTCATCAAAAAGTTAGTTAGGAATTGTACAGTTACGGGGTAGGGGGAGCCGTTGGAGATCACAAACAAACGCGACATCCGCCTAGTTGGTCGAGCGATCCGCGAAGGGTGGCCGGTCACTGAAGAAGTCAAAGCAAAAGTCATCGCGGCGTTGATGGAGATTGTAGACAGCCGCGATCCCGATTTGATGCTCGAAGCAATTGACCGGCTACAGAAAGCGGACAAGCTGAACGTGGACCGCGAATCACTCAAGCAAAAGCAATCGAAGGATGACGAAGATAGACGGCTCCAACTTCTTGAACTCGCTCAGCGTATCCCAGTTGGAGAGCTTGCTAGGCTCGCATCCGAAAACGGCATCATTGATTCAGGAGAGTCAGCCGAAGGATGAACGCGAATCACAGCGTCAACTCATGGCTCGAAAACGAGCCGCAGAGCGTGACCTAAAGATTCCGCTACCAAAAGACATCGAGCGACGCATCAAAGCCGAGTCCGATCCTGAGCTATGGCTGCGGACCTACTTTCCCTCGGACTTCTACGAGGCATTCACGCAAGACCGCCGAGCGATGCTTCAGTCGATCATTGCAGCGGCCAAGTACGGCGGCGACCAAGCTATTGCAGCACCTCGGGGCGAAGGCAAAACATCACTCGCGATGCACGGGGCTCTCTATCTAATGGTCGTAGGCTTGTGCGACTTTCCCGTGGTGATCGGCAAGAGCCAGGGCAAGGCACAGGTCGAGTTAAAAGCGATCAAAGAGAAGCTACAGCAATCGGAGCAGTTCATCGCGGACTACCCGGAGATCGGCGTTCCGTTTCAGGCTGTCGGTGGGTGGTCGAGCCGTGCGAGGATGCAAACGGTGGGAGGGGCGCTCACGAATATCGAGATGGCTGCGGACCATCTAGCGTTCCCAACCATTACTCGCGAACAGTTGCCGGCATCGTGGCCGGATGAGGTGGAGCCGGCAAGCAAAGGTCAGGTAATCTACTCGCTCGGGATCGATGGACCGATTCGAGGAACCAAGTTCAGGGGCAAGCGTCCGACGCTGGCGTTGATCGATGACATTGAGGACAGAGAGGCAGCGGCATCGGAAACACTGATTGGGAAGAACGAGGAGATCATCGAGCAGGACATTGCGGGGCTTGGCTCGGGTGCTGAGAGGGTGTCGCGAGTGATGCTCTGCACGATCCAAAATCGCAAGTGCATCGCGTACCAGTACACGGACGCAAAGGGCAAGCCGTCGTGGAGAGGGAAGCGGTATCGAAAGATGATACTACCGCCGAGCCGCATGGACTTGGTGGAGCAATATATCGACCTACGTAGAGAGAGGGCCGATGACGACCCAGATGCTCGGGTGGCTTATTCTTTTTGGCGAGACAATCAAAAAGAGATCGAGGAAGGGTGCGAGATCAGCAACCCGCAAAGCTACTCGAAAAAGCTATACCAGGACGGCGAACCATTGGAGCTGTCCGCGATCCAAGCGTATTACAACCGCGTCGCGGACTGGGGCAGTAAAGCCGTGGCAACCGAGATCGACAACGATCCACCGGAGGAGGAGGGACCGCAGGGAGCGGGACTGAGCTGGGACATCGTGGCAAGCCGAATCTCGGGGCTTGCGAGGCGGCAGTTGCCGGCGAACGCCATGGCTCTCACGGCTGCGATTGACCTTGGGAAGTACGCTTGCCACTGGGTCGTAACGGCATGGTGGAGGGGTGCCGGTGGCGTGGTGGTGGATTATGGGGTGGCGGAAGTCACCAACACGGATCGTAGCATTGACAACGAGGCGAGCGAACCGCACATCTACAGGGCTCTCTTAGATTGGCGGGATTATCTATTGCAACAAGAGTACGTGGACGCGACCGGGGAGCGGCGTTCGATCGACATGGTTTTGGTAGACTCTGGGACATTCACCAACGCGGCGTACCAGTTCGTTCGGCAGGTGGGCGGCGTGTTCGGTGTATCGAAGGGGATCGGGAACTACAGGCCGAAGCAACCAAGCAAGACCGTTAAGCCGGGAATGCACATGCACGCAGCGTATCAGGCGACGCCGGCGGTGTGGCTGTATGAACTCGACACGGACTACTGGAAAACGTGGGTTCATGAACGCTACCTGACGCCGACGTTCGACGATAACAACATGCTGAGGCGTGGGAGCTTGTCGCTGTACGAGCCGGACGGGAACCGCAAACATCAGAGCTACGCACAGCACATCGTTGCCGAGGAGCTTGTGAGCGAGTTCAAAGAGGGCAAAGGTACGCGGGTGTTCTGGGACCGCCGGAACCCGAACAATCACTGGCTCGATGCGACGTACATGGCGGCAGCGTGTACAGAGTGCTTGGGAATCAGTCTAATAGACGTGCGCGGAGAGACGGCACCGGAAGTGAAGCCAGTGCCGAAGGGTCAGCAGTCAGCAAAGCCGAAACAGCACGGCAACCGATTCAGGACGAGGAGCGGCGGATGGGTCAAGGGACTACGGAGATAGGACGCATGGCAAAGCGACGACAGAGACCGGCGGCAAAGGAGCAGGAAGCACCGAAGCCGAGACAGACCGAGTTTACGGCTCCAGGGTGCCCGGCTTGTGAGTCGATTCGTGAACCTGGGTCAAACTACTCTCGGGTGTACAATACGACGCGAACGACGCAAGCTGTGTATCGATATTGTCGGTGCGGCTACTGCGGGCATACCTTCAAGGTCGTTGCTACAGCGTAGCAAGAAAACCGTATACATTCGGGCCGTGCTTGTCATCTTTAGAGTATGGCAAGCACACAATCGCTATTGAATCAGATCGACGCGGCGATCGAAGCTCTCTTGAGTGGACAGCACTCGTCGTATTCGATTGGTTCGAGGTCAGTAACTCGGCTAGACCTTAATTCTCTTTTTGACCAACGCGACCGGCTCAGGCGGCAACTAGACCGTGAGCAGAACGGAGCGTTTCGACTCGCCAAGATGCAGAGGCCGCGTTGATGCTGGCTCGCGTCTTAGACTCGATCGTGGCAGCGGTCAACCCGAAGCGAGGACTCCAGAGGCAACAAGCCCGGAGGCTACTGCGTGCGTACGCTGGGGCTGAAGCAAATCGGTTAACGAACTACGCGAAGCCTCGGAACCTTGCTGCGGATACCGAGCTAGGCGGTCCGTTCGGTGCCGATGCGATGCGGGCATGGGCTCGGAAGCTGGTTCGCGACAACGCATACGCTTGGGGCGTGGTCGATACGATCGTTTCGTCGGTGGTTGGCTGCGGCATTACAGCTCAGAGCATGTTCGAGACGCCCGAGGGCGAAGACATCGAAGACGTTAATTGGATGCGTGATGAGACTTGGCAGGCGTGGTGCGAGGTCGCGGACATCAATGGCCAATATACGTTCGAGGAAATGCAACGGATCGCACAAAGGGAGATCGTCGAAGCCGGCGAGGTGCTAATCCACTTGGTAACGACGCCGAGCAATGAATACAGAGGTGTATCCCGTCCCGTCCCATTCGCCTTAGAGTTGATCGAAGCTGACCGATTAGCCGGCGATAAGGACACGTACGCGATCGCCAGGGAAGGCGATTTGCGTATTGTTCGCGGTGTGGAGCTTGACGAGCTTGGGAAGCCGGTTGCGTATTACATCTACCAGGACCATCCCAACGCACCGTATGCCTGGAACCGAACGCCGGTAAGGATTGAGGCCAGGAACGTCATACACCTCTTCAGGCGTGACCGTATCGGTCAGAGCCGTGGGGTGTCGTGGTTCGCTCCGGTGATGAGCTGGATGCGTGACCTGGGCGTGTACGTCGATAACGAGATTCAAGCCAGTGCGGTCGCAAGTTGCTTTGGTGTAGCGATCAAGACCGAGGGGCCGATTGGTGGGCTGCTTCCACCGAGCGGCGAGGACAGCGTAGACAGTGCTGGCAACTCGTTTGACTATCTGGAGCCAGCGATGGTAGTTCGCTTGAATCCAGGTGAGTCGGTCGAGTCGATCAATCCAGGCAGGCCAAACAGTGCTAGCGAACCTTGGATTGCCTTGATGCTCAGGGGGATCGCTGTCGGTACTGGGCTGAGCTACGAGGTCGTAGCACGGGACTACTCAAAGACAAACTACAGTTCGAGCCGTACGAGCCAACTAGAGGACCGGCGTCGGTTCCGTTGCTGGCAACAGTACCTACTGAATCACATGTGCCAACCGATCTGGGATCGGTTCTGCGAAGCGGCAGCGTTGGCAGGTCGCGAAGAGTTCCCAACGATGGCTGAGCTACTTGAGAATCGACGCAAGTACGCGGCGGTCGAGTGGCAGACGCAGGAATGGGAGTGGGTGGACCCGCAGGCCGAACAGGCAGCAAGCCAAGCGTCTATCGATGCGTTGCAATCGACCTACCAAGTCGAGCTTGGGAACCGTGGCCGAAACTGGCGTCAAGTGTTCTACCAGCGGGCCAAAGAGGAACAGCTCAAGCGGCAGCTCGGGCTTTCGACAATCGACGAAAAGCAGATCGATGCACAAGCAGCAAGCCAGGGCGGAAGTGCTGAGCCGGTCGAGAACGCACAGCCAAGCGGCGAGATGATGGGGCTTTCAACTTTGCAGTTCCGGCGGAACCGTAAGGCGATCGATGAGACGCTCGACCAACTGGCGGCTGGTGACATCAGCGAGACAAAGGCGAGAGTGTTCTTGGCTTCGATCGGCATGGCTCAGCAATCGATCGACATGCTGGTCGAAGATGCTCTCGACGGCGTGAGGGATGAGGTGTTGCCGGATGGTGGCTAAGTACGACCACATCGATTTTAAGCCGCCGAAGGGCGTTCGCGAGGAAGCCGCAAAGGGCTTGGAGTGGCGTCGTGAGCATGGCCGTGGTGGGACCGAGGTCGGTGTTGCAAGGGCTCGTGACCTGTCGAACGGTAAGAACATCTCGCCAGAGACGGCGAGGCGAATGAATAGCTACTTCGCGAGGCACGCGGTAGACGAGAAGGGCGAAGGCTGGGAGCCGGGCGAAGATGGCTTTCCAAGTGCTGGGCGAATCGCCTGGGCATTGTGGGGTGGCGATGCTGGGAAGGCATGGTCGTCGAAGCTAGCGAAACAGATGGACGCAGCGGACTCTAAGGAGCGAGCAGGAATGGACAAAGGCAAGATCAAGCGAAAGAGAATCGACACCGTACCCGAGTCAAAGATGGTGATGCGGTTTGCGGAGATTCGCAACGAGACCGCACAGCCAGAGCAGCGAAGCGTCGGCGTGGTCGTGGCGACCGAGAATCCGGTGGAACGCTACGACAGCTCACGCGGGATCGTTCTTCGCGAGGTGCTGGAGATGGACGGCATCGAGCTACGTGGTGGTCGTAACCAGTTGCCGATCGTTGACAGCCACGACCGCTCGACGGTGGCAAATGTGCTGGGCTCGGTCCGCAATCTTCGCGTCGATGGCGATGAGCTTGTGGGCGAGGCTTACTTTGCGAGCGATGAGGAAAGCCAGCGAGCATATCAAAAGCTACTTGATGGACACCTGACAGACTTTTCGATCACGGCGACACCGAGAGAGGTGGCGTTTGTGGAGAGAGGCAAATCGTACACGACACGCCGAGGAGGCGTCGTCGATGGACCGGCAGACATTGTTACGCGGTGGACGCCGACTGACGCTTCCTTGGTCGCAACTGGAGCCGACGAGCGGTCGGTGGTGCGACGCAGCTATACCGATCTACCAGAGGAGATCAAGCGAATGGACGAAGGACTAGCAAAACAGCTACAGGCTCTCGGAATGCCGGCAGAGATCGCAGACGCCGAAGCCGCGTTGCAGTGGATGGCTGGCTACATGGCGAGCAAGAGCGAGCCAGAGATGGAAGAAATCGAGAGTGCAATGGATGAGGAGCCAAAAGAAGAAATCGCTCAAGAGATGGACGAGGAAAAGCCCATCGAGAACGAAATGGACAAAGAGGAAGAACTTCAGAAAGCCGTTGATCGGGCTTTGAAGTTAGATCGCACACGACGCAAAGAGATCGTTGCAGCGTGTGATCAATTGAAGATCGAGCGGAGTTTTGCTGAGAAGCTCTGCGACGATGGTGTTTCTATCTCAGACGCTCGCAAGCTGATTATCGAGCGAGCAGCCAATAAACCGCTCGGACAAGGAGCAACACAGATGCGAGTTACCGAATCAGAAGCAGACAAGTTTTACGCTGCCGCCAAGGCTGGATTGATCCAACGAGCGTCGGCAAGTGCAGGCATCCGAACCAGCGTTGAGCAGGTGCCGGGTGCTGATGAGTTCCGATACGCTGGACTTCGCCAGTTGGCCGAGTCGTTTGTTGAGCGTATGGGTGTGAATACCCGCCGATTGGCACCGAAGGACGTTGCCTTGATCGCATTGGGGCACACTCCAACGATCAACCGCCACAACATCCAGCGAGATGCCTATCACACCACGGGCAGTTTTGCGAACCTGCTCTTGGATGCTGCAAACAAAACGCTGTTGGCAGGCTACGAAGAAGCACCTTACACCTGGAGTCAATGGGCTCGACAAGGGACTTCGGTCGCTGACTTCAAGGCAATCAACCGCATTCGATTCAGCGAAGTCGGCAACCCCGAGATGGTTCCCGAGAAGGGTGACTATCCCGAGAGCCGCATGAGCGACTCCAAGGAAAGCTATCAGGTCGAGAAGTACGGATCGGTTTTCACGGTGTCGTGGGAAACGGTCGTCAACGATGATCTTGATGCAATCTCTCGCATCCCCGCGATGCAGGGTGCATCTTGCCGACGCAAGCAGAACGCAACCGTTTACGGTGTGCTGACTGCAAACGCGAACCTGAGCGATGGCGGGGCGTTGTTCAACGGAACCGCACAGACATCGGTAGGTGGTCACGCGAACCTCGCAGGTTCGACCGGAGCCCCGAGCGTTGCAACCCTTAACGCTGGGTTCTTGTCGATGATGACCAAGAAGGGCCTCAACAGCGATGCGATTCTCAACATCGTTCCATCGACGTTGATCGTTCCGGCTTCCTTGGGCGCTACGGCACTTCAGCTCGTTGGTTCGATTGCCGACCCGCTGGCTGGTGGTTCAACGACCACGGGCAACAGCAACACGCTCAACATCTACGGGCCGAACGGCTCACGATCGTTGGCCGTTGTTATCGAGCCCGTACTCGATGCAAACAGCACCTCGGCATGGTACTTGGCAGCAAGCCCAACTCAGGTCGATACCGTCGAGATCACCTTCCTTCAAGGCGAGGAAAGCCCGGTACTCGAAAACGAGTGGGACTTCGACAAAGACTGTTACAAATACAAAGTGCGTCAGACCTGGGGCGTCGCTGCGATCGACTTCCGAGGACTGTTCAAGAACGCTGGCTGATTGTAGCCGGTATGTGTTTTCAATCATCAACAATCAGCTAACGGAGATTTTCAGATGGCAGGTATTCAAGACTTTTTGGTGGAGTACATCGAGGACTTTCTCGGACCGCAAACGCTGACCGCGAGCCCTGCGGGTTCGGATCAGTGGGACATTGCGGACACAAGTTCCAGCGGTACGCCGACCTATACGGTTGGCGGTACCAATGGCGAAGCGACTTTGGCTTTCGACAATACGAGCGAAATCCAGAACGTCTGTTTGTTCAAGAGTGACGTTCTGAACTTCGACATCGATTACATCCATTCGATCGAACTTCGTGTTAAGACCGTGGCAAGTCTGGACACTGCGACCAGCTTGGCGTTTGGCCTTTGCTCGGCTCGCAACGATGCGATCGACTCGCTGGCGGCTCACGCATCGTTCCGATTGATCGGGTCGAACTCGTTAGTTGTCGAGACCGATGATTCGGTGAACGACAACGATGACGTCGCAACAGGTGCAACCTTGGTTGATACCTACAAGCGATTCGTGATCGACTTCACCGGCGGCAAGGCGAACGTGAAGTTCTATGTCGATGGTGTCCGCGTTGCGGCATCGACCACGTTCGACATGAGCAACTATTCGGCAGGCTTGCAGCCTTACGTGCAGTTGCAAAAGACCGCCGACACCAACACGGATTCGGTCGTGATCGACTACATCAAGATCGTCTCGAAGCGAGCCCTCTAAGCGATGACGCTGCGAGATCAGATAGCCAATGATGCGTCGGTGGTGTTTCTCAACACCTCCGACTTTGCGGAAACGGTGACGTACATTCCCTACCAATACGTGGGCCGTGCGTACCGTGCGAACCGTAGCATCGCGGCAGTGATCGAGCGGCCCATTGTTGAGGTGCTGAGCCAAGACGGCGAACATGCGATACCGATCTTTACGGTGTACGTGGCGAATAGTTCGACGCTCGGGATAGCTAGCTCGGAAATCGATGTGAGTCGAGATTCGTTGGCTTTCCCAGAGCGTGAGGGTGAGACGGCAACAACACGCCGCATTACTCGGATGCAAGAACACGATAACGGAATGCTGCAACTCGAATGTCGTTAAGTGCTTCCAGTCCGGTTGTCGAACGCATCGCTCAGGTGATCTACGATCGCCTGATGCTGTTGACGGCTGGAGGGTCGGCATACATCTACGTCTCGGAGGTGGTGAGGTACAACCGCAAGGACACCTACACGCCGACGGACAAGCAGATTGTGTTGACGATGGGAGCGAACGAGCGGGTTCCGGAGCTCGACCACGAGGGCAACCCGCCTGCGGTGTGTCGGCAACAGACGTTCAACATTCGCTGCCATGTGATACCTAGCGAGTTCGATGAGACGCCTTCGGATACCTACGTGAATCTGATGGTGTTCGAGGCAATGAAAGCGATCACAAACAACCAGGCAACGTGGCACAATTTTGACAACTTGGCGATCGATGCTGAGTTCGATTCCACGGAGCCGATTGAGGATGACGGCACGGGCATCGATGGGGCGAACCTGCCGTTGTTGGTTCGTTACAGGACCGACGAAAACAATCCTTACAACGTGAGGATGTGAGTCGGTGGTTGCAGCGATCAAGATTGACAAGCGGCAGATTGAGAAACTTCAGAAGGTGATGAACGCGAGCCCTGCGAAGCTCACTAGAGAGGTGACGATTGCGATCAATGAAACGCAAAAGAAAACTCTACGTGAAGTAGTTAAGCCAATAGCCGGAGAGCTTGCGGTCGCTCAGAAAGTCATCAAGACATCGATCAAGGGACAGAGATCGAAAAAGAAGGAACTTCGAGCATCGGTAACGGTGGTCAAGACCGCGAGAATATCGTTGCGAGAGTTCAAGCCAAAACAAAACAAAAAGGGCGTCGCGTACAAGATCAGCAAGACGCGAGGCAGGAAGTTTATACCGAGTGGATTCCAGGGACCGAAGCCGGGAGTGATCAAGGTCTCTTGGCGTGGGAATGTATTCAAACGCGAAGGTAAGTCGAGGCTACCGATCCACAAAAAGAGCGGGCCTTCGGTGTGGGGCGTGTACGTCAAGAGCAACAAAGATCGATCGATCCGCAAGGAAGCTCAAAGAGAGCTAAGCAAACAGATTCAACGCCGAATCAGATTCCAGAAACTAAAGCAATCGGGAGCGATTTAAGATGACGATGCTAAAACGAAAGCGAGTATTCGCAGCCAAGAT